GAAAGGGGCCGAGGCAAGGCCGATCTTTACGACTTGATGCGCGTTCGTGCCCGTGTTGCCGGGCGCGACGAGCGCAGCGCGCCCGGCGTCGGTGATAGTGATGAGAGTTCCGGCCATAGGTCAGATATCCGTGAAAGAAAGACGGCGATACAGCGCGGGTCGAACGGCCGCCGCGACGCGCTGCGTGCCCTGCATGGAAAAGCCTTGCGTAAATGTGTAGTGCGCGCTCACGGGCTTCGTGCGGTCGATTTCCGCGATGATGTCGGCGACGAGTGCAGCGGTCGGCGCTTGCCCGTCTCGGCCGCTAACCGTGAGCACTACGTCGAACGTGCCGGGCACGCCGCGAGGCGTCAGCTCGAACCATTCGCGCAGGGCGATGTTTGCGCCGAACGCGGCGACGACTTCACGCACGGCAGCGGCCGTGCCGTTCTTGCGCGCGATCGGAATGGCGGCCTTAACGCGGGCGCGCTTGGTCTGTTCGGGCCAGTAGTCTTTCCATGCGTCGACGCCGAGGTGCCACGCGAGCCACGGCAGCAGCGGCAGCGGGATCGCGTCGGGGTCCATCAGCACGGCGAGCGGCGACGGAATATCGCTAATGCGTGCGCCGACGCGCGCAAGGTTGCGCTCGTGCGTGGTCGAGTTAGGCGGGAGCAGATCACTCATTGTTGTAAATGCCCCCGTCGACCAGCTCGATCGCCGTGCAATATGGCGCTTCCTGTTTCGTTGCCGGAATGTCGGCGGCCGGCTCGTCGAGCACTACCTTTTGCACGCCCGGCGCGCGCGCAGCGGCATAAACGCCGTCGAGCGTGATCGCCATGCCGAGCTTGTGCATGTCGTCGGTGTATTTCTTGACTTGCTTGTTTGCCTCGGCGAGTGCGACAGAGCGATCGGGGCCGGCGAAGAAAACGAGCGTCGCACGCACGGCGTATTGCTTGATCGTCGCGCTCTGCACGGTCACGAAATCGGTGAGCGGGCGCACGTTGTCGGACGCGAGCGCCACGCGCACCTTTTCGACGAGCGCAGCGTCGGCCGTACCGTCGCCGTCGCGCGAGAGAACCGTAACGACGACTTCTTTCGGCGCGGGGCTTACGGCAGACGCATCGAGCACGAGGCCGTCAGCGTTGCGAGCGTGCGAGATATACGCACCCTCGGGGCCGGCGACGGAAAAGCCTTGCGGTGCGAGCTGCGTGCGCGCACGCAAGTCGGTGTCATCTTCGAAAATCGCGTCGATATCGTTCGCAGGGTCGGCCGGCGTGATTTCGAGGCGTTCGATTTCGAATAGCGCGGCAAGGTGTTCGAGGTCTTTGCCCTTCGCATAGGCCAGCATCACGGCGCGCGCGGCATCGTTCACGCGTTGGCGCAACACGACTTCGCGATAGGCGTTTTCCTGCAAGGCAATGTTCATCGGCTCGGATTCGAGCGCGAGGGCCGCCGCTACTTCGGCCTGTTGGTCGAGCGGATAGAGCGACACGAGCCGCGCCTTGCGCTCGGCAAGCAGCGTTTCATAGTCGATCGTTTCGACGATATCGGGCGATGAAAGGCGCGACAGATCGATCGGCGTTGCGCTCATGCCGAACCCCCGTTCGTGAGCTGCACGCGCGTCGACACGGGTTCGCCCGTTTCGGTCGTGGTGCCTTCAATGTCGACGACTTGCACGCCCGCTCCGGTGTCGGTCAGCTCGGTCGAGAGCTGCACGCGGGTTAAGCGCAAGCGCGGCTCCCATTGCATCAGCGCGGTCGCGATCGCGGCATACAGGCGCACGCGCGTCGCGCCATTGTTCGGCGCGTCGACCAGCTCGGGCAGCTCGGAACCGAAATTGCGGCGAGCGATGCGCGTGCCGATCGGCGTCGTCAGAATCTTCGTGATCGATTGATACAGGTGAGTAATGCCGGCCGTTGCGCGGCCGGTCGCTGCGTTCATTCCAATCATTGCGGTTCGCCGACGAGTTGCCCGTCGCCCTTTTCAAGATGCTTGTGATGTGCCGAGCTTTTGCCGCCGGCGATCACGTCATCGCTCACGGCCACGGTGCCGGTAATGACAGCGGCAGGGCCGCCGCTCGTGCCCGCCTTGCCGCTCATGCCGTTCTCGAATACGAACGCGCCTTTTACGAGCATCGAGCCTGTAACGGTCGTTTGCGCCGCGTCGAGCGTCACATCGTCGGCTTTAACCGTCGCCGAGTTCGTCGTGACGTTGACCGCGCCGGGGGCGGTGATGTTGACGGTTCCACCATCGGGAAAGACGGCGTTGAGAACATGGGCGGCCATGTCGTATTCGATCGATGCGCCGTCGCGATAGACGCGCATATGCTTCGCCGGGTCGGTGCTCGGCGGGGGGAAATCTTCGGAATAGAAACCGCGCATCGCGACAGCTTGCGCAGGGTCGCCGCTCGGACAAAGCAGCATTACCCCTTCGCCGATCGAGGGCGCGAGCCACTCGATCGTTTCGCCGGCGAACGGGATGAACCATTGAATCCAATCGGTATGTAAATCGCCGCTCACTACGCGACATAGCGCGCCTTCAACCGACTCAACGGTGCCTTTGCGTATGCCGTTCAGAAATTGGCGTGAGGATTCGTTTGCGTTCATGCCTCCATGTTGCCGAGCACGCGCACGCGAGTCGACACGCTGCGTTTGTTAGCGTGTCGGGTACAAACTTAGTGAGCCGAATGATTAAGGCGCGATGTGTTTGAGCAGTAGATCGCGGATCATTTCGCGATCGGCGTCGGTGAATCCGAGCAGCACGCGGGCCGGGTAGGTGTATTGCGGGCCGCCCGGCGCAACGCGATCGCTTTCGCCGAACTGGTGGATACGCGCCACGCGTGCGACGCGGCCGGCGAATCCGATCACGAGGCCTTGCGCGTCAGACTCGGCGCGCAGAAAGCGCGCTTGCCGTAGCTTCGCGAACATTGCCGCACGCTTGATGCGGCCGGCCTTGTCGCGCAGGTGTTTCGGGCGCGGCTTGCGCTTCTCGTATGCGCTCCCGTCCGGGTTGCGTTGCTGCGCGATGCGCGTGCGTTGGCTTCGCGTCAGCTCGCGGCCGATATCGCGCAGTGCAGCGCGACGAGCGGCCGGCGAGAGCTGCGACAGCAGCCCGCCCGCCCATGATTCGAGCGCGCTTAGTTCGTCCATTGCGCAGCGGGATCGTAAAGGCCGCTCATTTCCCATTCGGGCACGGGTTCGTCGACGTGCGTGATGGTTTGCGCGCCGGTGTCGTCGGTGCCGACGACGACGCTTTCGGTGAGCTTGAGCTTGATCGACAGATCGACCGTCGTTTGCGTCAGTTGATCGGCTTCGAATGAAATGCCCGTTTTGCGCAGATCGTCGTTTGTGAGCAAGTCGGATTGATTGCGCTTGATCCATGCCATCAGCGCGGCGAACACGATATCGGCGTCGCCGGCGAAGTCGAGCAGCATCACGTTTAGCGTATAGGCGTAATCGAATGAACCGGATGCCGCGCCCGTTGCGATGATGTTGCCGGCGTCGATAAACACGAGCAGCTTGTCGGGATCGGTCGTGAGCGACGGAACGGCCGCATTGAGCGCCTTGCGCAGACTGTTCGACTTATTCATGTTCGGGGCCGGGAAGGGAAAGGGCTTTCGATTGGCAATCGACAATCAGATCGACACGGGCCGCGCATTCGCCCCATGCCGCCTCGGTGATATCGAGCGCGCGGCGCAGCTCGTCGTTAGTGCGCGGTGCCGTCGCCGGCAGCGTGCAGCGCGCGACGGGCGCGCATTGCAAGGTACTCGTCGGCTCCGGTGAGCGCGGGGCGGCCGTACAGGCGCACAACATCGTCAGGCAAAGCGCCATCAGCCCATGCGCGCAACGCATCGTTTTCATGTTTCAACGCCTCAAAGTCGGTTTCGGACTGCGCGAGGCTCGCGGCGATGCCGGCGCGCTTCGCGTCGAGCTGCGCGAGCGCCTTCGCGTGCTCGCGCTCTTTCTTCTGTAGGTCGGCGATCGTCGCATCGCGCCGGCCGACCGTCTCTTGCGCGGTGCGCGCGGTGTTCTGCGCGTCGACCAGCTCGGCGCGCAGCGACTTCACGTAAAACCAGCCGGCCGCGAGCGCGAGCACGACGAGCGCGATCGCAGCAGCGCGCAGGGCGATCGGCGCGAGGCGTGCGGCGATTGCATTCATGCCGCCGCCTTCTCGCGCTCGGCATATTTCGCGTATGCCTGGCCGAGCTTCGCGTCGTACAGATTGCGCGCGTAATTCGGGCCGTTGTAGCCCTTCGCGAACGCCGCCCACTTCCTACCCTTCAGCGCGGAAAGCAAGGCCGTGTCGGCCGCGATAAACCGCACGAACGCGTCGAGGTGATCGGCTTCGCTTCGCTGCATGCGCGCGACGAAATCGGCGATGCTCGAATATTCGAGGGCTTTCCAGTGATAGCCCATGATTTGAAACGCGCCCCAGCTCGCCGACTCGTGTGCGGTGTCGGCGTCGACGCGCTCGGCCGTCGCGAGGCGCACATACTCGGCCGCCTTGCCCGCATACCCGCCGGCGGTGCTCGATACGATGTTCGGATACTTCGCCGCGAGCGCATCGGCGTCGAGGCCTTGCGCCGCGAGGCGCTTGTAAAACACATGCCGCTCGAAAAGAATCACGGGCCGGCCATCGGTCAAGAAACCCTCGCCGCGTGATTCGACTTCATTGACCGCGCGAATCGACGCGACCGATACGCCGAGCGTGTCGGCCGCTTTCACGAGGTCGTCGTCGGTCAGGTGCCGGGGCAGCGCAACGCCCGGTAAAGCAATCATCGTTTTCGGGCCGGCGATGCCGTCGATCACGAGGCCGCGCGCCTTCTGCAACGCCATAACCGCGGATTCGGTTTCATGGTCGAAAACGTGCGACTCAGCGACGGGAAAGCCGGCGCGCGTGAGTCGCTTTTGCAGCAACAAAACTTCGTCGCCGATATCGCCCTTTCTCAGAATCATTTCATGCACTCCACAACAGGCGCGCAACGTTGCCGCGTGCGCCGAACACGATAACCGTGAAAAGAACGGCGCGAGCCGCTTCGAACAGGCCGACCGTTTTCGCATGCACGGCCAGCTCGATCGCCGAGCCGCCGAGCGCGACGAGCAGCAACCATGCGAACCATGAAACGTGATGCCGGTGCCGCGCGCCGTCGCGGCGATAGAACAGGATGCGCAGCGCCGCGACGCTGTACGCGATCAATGCGATCAGTGCGAGGGGGTTGTGCATGGGTCAGTTTCTCCCGCCTTTGAAAAGCGACAGCAGATCGAACGATTTGACGCGCTCGATCAGTTGCAGCGTGACCGTAATCGCCAGCGCAGCGGCGAAGAACGCGGCAACGCCGGTGCTCGTGATCGGCGTGTGATTCACAACATCGGGCGCGGCCAGATAGCCGGCGATCAGCGAAATCACGAGGTACGCGAAGCGCTTGGCGAGCGTCAGGTCTTTCGACGTGACGACGACGAGCGCCGCGCCCGTGAAAGCGCCGATAAGCGCATTGCCGTCGATACCGGGGAACAGGCTTGCGAAGCCGATGCCGGCCGACACAGCGGCGAGGGTGGTGGTGCTTGGTTCGGCCATGTTGGCGACTCCGGGTTAATCGAAAAGGTTGACGAGCTGGATCGTTGTTTGATCGCTCGGCGGGTCGGGCAGATCGACCGCGAGGCCGAGGGGCAGCACGGGGCCGTAATCGGCAAGGCCGGCATTCATTTCGAGCGTGGTTTCGACGACGCCTTGCGTGCGGCCGAGGTAGCGGAAACAGAGGGCGTCGACGGTATCGCCCTGTTGTGCATAGACGCGCATCAGATCAGCTCGATCGTTGTGCGCGGAACGTCGCGCATGTCGTTGATTGCTTGGCGCGCGTTGCGGCGATCGGCGTCGATCGTCGTCACCAGCTCGTCGGCGTCGTTCGCGCCCGACTTCGTGCTATCGAAATCGCGATACTTCTCGGTGAGGTCCGCGCGCGCGAGGAAATAGACGGCTCGCCGATAGCGCGCGAGCTGCACGCTTTCGCCGCCGATCTTGTCGGCCGGCAGCTCGGCGAGCGATGCGACGCCGGCCGCTTCGTGTTCCGCGCGCCAGTTCGCCAGCTCGCGATTTACTTCGTCGATCGCGGCGATCGCGGCATCGCGCAGTCGTGCCGTTGTGACGGTGCCAGTGAGGCGCACGGCTTCGCGCATGTGCGCGAGGTCGACAGAGGGAAACCATGCGACGTTTTCGATCGTCAGCGCGTCGGCCGGCGGTGCCGACTCGGGCGTGATGGTTGGTTCTTCGATCGCGTTAAAACTCGTCATGGCATCAGCTCGGGAAAGGGTGGACGGTGGGCCGGCGTCGGATCGCGTTACCGTCAGGCGTTGCGATCGTCAGCCGGCGCCGTCCAGGCCGGGGTGGGCTCTTTACGTGCGGCCGGCGTTGGTGCCGGCCGCATTGCTCGCTTTCTCAATGCGGGCAATGTCCTGTTTCACGCCGGCGCGCTCGTCGAGTTCGAGCGCGCGGCGCAGGTGTTCGAGTGCGGCCGGCGAATTGCCGTCGCGCTCGAACGTGTAACCGATCGCCTTGTGCAGCTTGGCGCGCACTTGGTCGTGCATGTCGTGGGATTCGGTGAGCTGCGCGACTTCGTTGAGCTGCGCGACGCTCACGCGATCGCCGTTTGCGTCTTTCTTGAACGATGAAAGCGAAGCCTCGGCGAATTCTTCGGCGATCGCCGTCGATAGCGTGCGGTCGTATTGATCGGGCAGCGTCATCCGGTGCGCGATCGCATAGCGCGCGATATCGAGCGCGCCGGCGAAGTCGCCCACGTCGACGCGCCAGATCATCACGGTCGTCAAAACATCGTCTTGTGCGCCCCGCCCGCCACTCAATGCGCCGGCAACGTATTCGACGTAAGCGGGCAGCAGCTCGGCGCGCTTCACTTCGATCTTTCGCGCGATCGACTTGATATCTTTGAGTCGACGGCGATCGATCGCGAGTTTCGCGAGCATCAGCTCGTAAGCGCTTCCGACGAGCGTTTCGCCTTCGCCGGCCGAGGCCGACGAGAGGCGTGCCGAAACGCGTTGAAAGTGGCGTCGTGCGGGGCTAGTCATCACGTCTCCTTTACGCCGTCACGATTTCGATGTTCTCGGCGACAGCAGCGCGGCCGAGGTCTTCGACGACATACGCATCGTTCGACGATTCGTAGTTTTCAACGCGATCGCGCTTCGCGTTGTCGTCGATCGTGCGACGGCGTGCGCCGTCCTGAAAATAGATCGACAGATTGTCGTAACTCGTAATCATCACGGCGTTAGCCGGGAAGAACGGCACGGCAGCGGCCGGCAAACCGCCGATGCGCTTCTGACTCTGGATCACGTCAGCGGCAAGCATTTCGCTCGGCGCTTGGGTCTTGTTGATGAGCGGGAAATACTTGTCATGCAACAGACCGCGACCGCACAGCACGACGAGCGCCGTGTCGTCTTGGTGCCACGGGTCGATCATGTTCGCGAGCAGATCGGCGACGAGTGCATCGAGGTTCGCGTAATCGCCGGCCGCGCCGACTTTGATCTTGCCGGCCGTCGCGCCTTCGTCCATCACGCGATTCGGTGCTTGGTCGCGCATGCGTTGCAACCAGCCCTTATTCACGTCCTGCAACAGCGGGTTAGCCGTGCGATCGGACGTTGCAGCACGCGAACGGCCGTTGAACCCGATCGCGATGCGGTCGAGCGCTTGCCGGCGCACGATCGCATTGCGAATGCGCGTTTGAAAGTCTTTGAATTTCGCCCACGCGTCGAGCTTCGCATACGTCAGGTGCGTGTCGAAATTCGTTTGCGTGCAGTTGTAACCGTTCTCGTCGAGGTCGGTCACATCGGACGTTTGACGATCTTTCGTCGCGGTGTCGGTCGTGCTCGCGATCGGCGAGCCGACGCCGAGGCCGAGCTTTGCGCCGGTCTGTTCCGACACGCCGACCATGTTGATGAGCTTGAGAAAATCGCTCGATTCCTGAATGCGATCTTCAAGGGTTTGTTGCACGCTCGGCGATACCGAAAACTTTTGGGTCGCGCTCGGCACGCCGTTCAGCTTGGCAATCGCTTCGAGGTAGGCGTTAAACGCCTGACGAGTTTCTTTACGCATGTACTGATTTCTCCGGGGCAGTGAAAGGGAGTGATTGCAGGGTTAGCAATCGGTCGTAACGGTGCCGCCGCCGGCCGAGCCGGTCGACGCCGGGCGCGGCACGCCGCTCTCGGTTTTCGAGAGCTGCAATTGCAGCTCGTCGAATGCTTCGCGGTCGGCCTTGCGGGCATCGTTCAGGTCGGCGACTTGCTTCGTGAGTGCGGCGATCGTTGCGGCCTGTTCGTTGCCGTGCGTCGCGAGCGCTTCGCATGCTTGCGCAACGTCAGCGAAACGCGAGTCGTCGGCCGCTTGTTTCTTGCTTGCGCCCGTCAACAGCTCTTTCACGCGGGACAGCAGCGCCGGCAGCACGGCCGGTTGTGCCGCTTCTTCAAACTCGATCACGGTTTCATCGGCGACCGTGAAAAGGTTCGTCGGCGATACCTTGCGGCCGGCGAACGGCGAGGCGTTCGGGTTCTGAGCTGCGAAAGAAAGGATCTCGGTGCCGAGGCTCGCGGGGCTATCGGTCACGGCCAAGCCGATCAGATAGGCCTGATTCGAGCCGGCGAATGCGGTGTCGATTTCGCACGAGGTGTAAATCTTCTGTTTCGCCTTCGTCATCGCGACCAGCTCGGCAGTCGGCTCGATTTGCGCGAACAGTCCGAGCTTGCCGGCGAATTCGCCCGTGAGTTCTTGCGTTTCGACCGCGAGCACGTCGCCGTATGCCTTGAACGGGCCATCGGGCACGATGCCGCGATAGTGTTCGAGGTTCACGCGTGCGCCGTATTTCGTCGGCGAGTAGGTCGCGGCAATCTGTTCGAGCCATGCGCGCTCGATCACGCGGCCGTCAGTCGTCGCGCCTTCGACGGCGATGCGGAACATCTTCGATTTTGCGAGCTTCGTCGCGTCGGCCGATGCGGTCGAGCCGATCGCCATTGCGCCGAGGCCAGCAGCGCCGGTGATGCTCATGCCGTGACCGCTCAGAAACGAGAGCACATCGGCGTGATTGAGAACGGCGTTTGCGGCCAGCGTCGCCGCGTTTGCGTCCATCGTGACAGCGAGCGCGATCGCCGCGACGGCGAACGACATGAGCGACAGCTTGCGAAATTGCATTGTTAGGTCTCCAACAGGTTCGGGAAGGGTTCGACGTGAGTTGATATCTTGCGATCACGGCCGCAAGCGCTCAACGTTTCGCGTTTGTTCGTGCTTCCGGTACATATGGGCGTGCGTGCTTGCGCGCGCGCGGCGCGGGAAACTTGGGGCCATGATCGATAAAGCCGATATCGCCCCTTCCCTTGAATCGAATGCCGACCCTCGCCGACTAGCGCGCGCGCTTTACTGGCAGGGTTGGCGCATCACGTCCGTCGCGAACGAATTGCAGCTCAAACGCGCGACCGTTGAGGCATGGAAACAGCGGGATAAATGGGACGAGGCGCAGCCGATCGAGCGCATCGAGTCGTCGCTTGAAACGCGCCTCGCGGTGCTCATTGCCAAGCCGGTAAAGACGGGTAGCGACTTCAAAGAAATCGACTTGCTCGGCCGTCAGGTCGAACGGCTCGCGCGCGTGCGCAAGTACGGCGAAACGGGGAAAGAGAGCGACTTAAACCCGAACATCGAGGCGCGCAACAAAGCGCCGCGTAAAGAGAAGGTGCGTAACGATTTCAGCGACGAACAGATCGCGCGGCTTCACGAAGCGTTTCTCGATTGCCAGTTCGGCTATCAAAAGGTGTGGTATCGCAACGGCGACAAGCGCACGCGCAACATTCTCAAGTCGCGGCAGATCGGCGCGACGTTCTATTTCGCACGCGAGGCGTTAGACGATGCCTTGCAGACTGCGCGGAATCAGATTTTTCTATCGGCGAGCAAGGCGCAGGCGCACGTTTTCAAGTCGTACATTCGACAGTTTGCCGCCGAGGCCGCCGAGGTGGAATTGACCGGCGACCCGATCATCTTGCCGAACATGGCCGAGTTGATTTTCCTCGGCACGAATTCGCGCACGGCGCAGAGCTATCACGGCAATTTCTATTTCGACGAATACTTTTGGGTGAGTGGTTTTCGCCAGCTCAACAAAGTCGCCTCGGGAATGGCGATGCACAAGAAATGGAGAAAGACGTATTTCTCAACGCCGTCGAGCATCACGCACGAGGCTTACACCTTTTGGACTGGCGAGCACTACAACAGAGGGCGCGCAAAGGCCGATCACATTCATATCGACACGTCGCACTCGGCACTCGCTCGCGGCCGACTTTGCGAGGATCGACAGTTTCGCCAGATCATCACGGTCGAGGATGCCGTCGCCGGCGGTTGCGACTTGTTCGATATCGACGAGCTGCGCCTTGAATACAGCGCGCAGGAATACGCGAATCTGTTGATGTGTCAGTTTATCGACGACACGGCATCGCTCTTTCCGCTCGCCGAGCTGCAACGTTGCATGGTCGACTCGTGGGAAGAATGGGCCGACGATTTCAAGCCGCTCGCGCCCCGCCCTTTCGGCTTTCGTCCGGTATGGGTTGGCTATGACCCCGCGCTTTCCGGCGACTCGGCCGGCCTTGTCGTCATCGCCCCGCCGGCGGTGCCGGGTGGCAAGTTTCGCGTGCTGCACAAGCAGCAGTTTCGGGGCATGGATTTCGAGGCGCAAGCCGAGGCGATCAACGCGATCACGAAGCAATTCAACGTCGAATATATGTCGATCGATACGACCGGCATCGGCCAGGGCGTTTATCAGCTCGTCAAACAGTTCTATCCGAGCGCGGTCGCGCTCAACTACTCGCCGGAAGTAAAGGGCCGGCTCGTGCTGAAAGGCTTGTCGGTCATCAGCAAGGGCCGGCTCGAATTCGATGCGGGTTGGACAGACCTAGCGCAATCCTTCATGGCTATTCGCAAAACCATGACCGCGAGCGGCCGGAAAGTCACGTATGAGGCAAGCCGCAGCGAAGAAACAGGGCATGCCGATCTAGCTTGGGCGTGTCTGCACGCGCTCGATAACGAGCCGCTAGAGGGTGTGACCGCAAACAATACCAGCATCATGGAGTTCTCTTAATGAGCAAGCGCAAGCGCAGCAACTACGCATCGAGCACGACGCCGGCGGCCACGTCGACGCCGGCAAGGGCCGAGGCCTTCACGTTCGACGATCCAGTGCCGGTGATGGATCGGGCCGAGATTCTTGATTATGTGCAGGCTTACGCCATCGGCGATTGGTATGAGCCGCCGGTGTCATGGTCAGGACTGGCAAAGACGTTTCGCGCCGGCGTGCATCACGGCTCGGCGATCTACTTCAAACGCAATGTGCTCTCGTCGACGTTCATCCCGCACAAGTTGCTCACGCGTGAAGAATTCGATAAGTGGTCGCTCGATTTCCTCACGTTCGGAAACGGCTACGTCGAGCGGCAAAAGAGCCGCATTAACACGACGCTCGGTTTCAAGCGTGCGCCGGGAAAGTACGTGCGCCGTCGAACCGACTTGCAACGCTTCGTGCAGCTCAACGGGTGGCAACAGATCGAATATGAGTTCGAGCCGGGTTCGGTGCATCACTTGATGGAACCCGACATTAATCAGGAAGTGTATGGATTGCCCGAATATCTCGGCGCGCTGCACTCGGCATGGTTGAACGAGTCGGCGACGCTCTTTCGTCGCAAGTATTACGAGAATGGTTCGCACGCCGGGTTCATCCTGTACATGACGGATGCGGCGCAGAGTCAAAGCGATGTCGACAAGATGCGCGAGGCATTGAAGAACAGCAAGGGGCCGGGCAATTTCCGAAACCTTTTCATGTACGCGCCGAACGGAAAGAAAGACGGCATCCAGCTCATTCCCGTTTCAGAGGTCACGGCGAAAGACGAGTTTTTCAATATCAAGAATGTCACGCGCGACGACTTGCTCGCGGCGCATCGCATCCCGCCGCAGCTCATGGGGATCGTGCCGAGCAATACCGGCGGATTCGGCGCGGCCGACACGGCCGCCGAGGTATTCGGTGCGAACGAAATCGCGCCCCTGCAACGGCGCTTCACGCAGCTCAATGACTGGATCGGCGACGAGGTTGTGCGCTTCACGCCGTACAGCATCGCCAGCTCGTCAGGAAGCCCGCAGCGGGGCCGGTAAGCGCCGGCCGCCCTTCCCCCTTCGTCGACAAAAAGAAAGCCAAGCGCCGCGTTTGCGGGGCTTGGCTTTTTGTTCGTTGTGTCCGACTTTACGGCAGCTCTAATTCACCTTGGTCGGGCGGGTCGATTGGTTCATTTCCGACGAGAAAGCGCTCGTTCTCCTGCAATACAGGCACGCTCTTAAGGGGCGGCAAGTCGTCGAGTTTTTTGCCTTGCTCGTTCTCAAACGCGACGATATCGGCGTTGAAATGAGCGAACCGTGCGCCGCGTACACCTTGCCACGCAACGCGCGTATTGACGCGATACACCACAGCGCCGCCTACCTTCACGGTCTCGATAAAGTTGCCATTTTCGAGCACGCCGATTGCGGTATTGATCGAGCGCCGCGTAACGCCGAGTTCTTCAGCGATCGCCGCTTGGCTCACCACAAGCGCATTTGACCGGCTCATGCGGTTGACCATAAACATAAGTGTGCCCATTGCTACAGGCGACTTGATCGCCAGCTTTTGCAGCTCGCCGGCGGTTTTCTTTTCGATTTGCAACCAGCCGAACGTGTTCGGGCGATCATCGGGAGTCATAGGAACGGCAGCGGTAACCATCGGAATTTCGTTTCGCAAGATAGGAAACCGTAAGGTAACACAATGTAACGCCGGCGGGAAGGTAGGAAGCGCCGTTCACTCACGAGTGAAGCACCGTTCACAGGGCCGAGTTCGAGGGGGGTGTGCATTCAGATTCTCAGGGGTGAGAAATACGGTTCTCACCTTGCAATCGCTGAAACCCTTGCTGCACGGGGCTTTCGGCGATTTTTGGCGCGACAAGCTCTTTATGTAATTTTAGGTGCCTTCGCTAACCGACAGTGCCGAGCCATTGCCGGCGGGTTTGACTTTGATTTTCTATCTCAATGGGACAAGCGAAGCGCGTCAGGGCGTAGCCAAAGGCCGCAAGGGCCCCTGTGGGTAACGTGGTGCAACTCGCTTGCCGAGTTGTGCCGGGTTATCCATAGGGATGCGGGTGGACCACTACCCTATCACGACCATAACCGACCGCGAGCGAAGCGTCGCGGCCGGTTTTAACCCCACCCTTCCGCGCTTACGCGCTCCCTCCCGTGAGGGTCACAAGTGCGCGCTTCGCGCGTCACTTGACGATTAAACCCCAATCCAGACGAACGAAGCCGCGCACGTTGGCGCGGCCGTGGTGCCCTACCCTCGGCAGCTCACGACCAGCTCGCCGAGCTGCACGCGACTCTCTCAAAAACCCGTCGAACGTTGAAGGCCGGCGGGGCTATGGCCTAACCGCCCGACGCGGCGATGCCGCGCCGGCCGCTAAGGCCGACATAAATCGCGCCCGCCGCGTCGCTTCGCGCCACGTCGCCCGCTCAAGTCGGATCGCGTGCGATCCATGCCGATGCACCTGTGATGCACACACGCCCGAATGTTCAGCAGAGAGGGGGCCGATTCGTCAGCCGTCGCCCTTCTCACTCGGCTCGCGTGGCGTCGACGCCGTGAAAGATCGGTGCAGCAAGCGATAGTCGTCGAGCCGAGGCGGTGCCGCGCTCGTGCGTTCGCAGTAGCGCCAAACCGCGACGCACGCGAAGTATTCGGCCGCGTGCCGTGGCAAGCCGCCGTCGAATTGCATGATCGCCGCGCGCTCGGCGTACAGCTCGCGGGCGTCGGTGTCGTCGTCCGGTTCCATAGCTCGAGCATACCTGTATATCCGTACAGTATTCGGCCGCCCTTCTGCACGCCCGCCGTTCGATCGAGGTGTCGCGGGGTTGCCGTGGCCCATGCAGGGCCGCCACGGGGCCGCCACGGGGCCGGCAAGGGGTCGGCGAGGCCAAGGGAGCCGGCCGGCCAGCGGGCCGGATTTACCGGCCATCGTCGCCCGAATTTCGCAGTCACCCCTCCGCGCCTGCGATGTTCTTGTGCCTCCCCTTTTCTTGCAGTCAGCCGCCGGCCGGCCGAGCGCATTGCGGCAAGGGGTTCGCGGCGATTTCGAGGCCGCCGGCGTGATGCGAATTGATGCGCGTGAGCTGCGTTTTGATGCGGTCGGGGGCCAGGTGAATCGACGGCGAAGAAAAGGGCGGGCTTTCCCTCGCAAGTCGGGGGGGTAGGGGAGATTTTCGCGAGGATGCGAGGATGCCGAGGGGATCGGCCTGAAACCCTTGTCGCATAAGGCTTTCACGCCCCTCGGCAATCCTCGGAATAGCCCTTTTTCACATGAGGAATCCGAGGATTAAAAAATAGGCAGGTGCGAAAACCGAGTGAATCCGGGTCGGGGTCTGAGTGCGCGCGCTTTTTTCCTTCTATGCCTTCTTCTTCTTTCTTTTCAATGATTTAAAGAGAGAGAGAGTAAAGCGCGGCCGAAACGGTGCCGAGGGAAAACGGCGTGCATCCGAGGAAAAAACGGGGTCGGTCGAGGATGGTGTTTTCTCAAGAATCAATGACTTAGCGACAAACAGGGCCTAAATCCTCGGGTTTCTGGATATGCCTGTGCCGACTTGGAAAGCAGCGCGCCGAGCGTCGGCCGGCCGTTCGATCGCCGGCTTTCTGGCGGCCGTCGACGAGCCGCGCGCGGTCGGATCGAGGCGGCCAGCGCCGGCGGCCGAGCATCGAGGCGCACGTCGACGAGCTGCGATCGCGGCCGGCGTTATCGAGGCGTATTGATACCTTGGTGTCATGGCATCAAGGTATCAAAGTATCAAGGCATCATGCCGCCACGGCCGAGCATCGAGGCGCACGTCGACGAGCTGCGATCGCCGTGCGCAGCTCGATCGAGAGCAGGGGCCGCCCTTCCCTACTCGGCCGCACGGTCGACGCGGGCGTGCGACGCGGGCGCGATCGCGACCGCCCTACCCTCGCCGGCCGGCGCGATATCGAGGCGCTTTGATACCGTGGCATTTTGATACCTTGGTATCAAAGTATCGTGATACCATACGCTCTAAGGCACGGCCGGCAAGGCTTAGCCGGAATGACACTTTGATACTTTGATACCTTGATACCAAATGGGAAGGGCATGAAAAAAGGGCGTATGCGGACAATCGCGATGTTCAGTCAGAAGGGGGGTAGCGGTAAATCGACGCTCGGAATTCACATCAGCGTCGAGGCGTCGAAAACGCTAAGGACGGCGTTGATCGATGCAGACGGGCAGGGCACGGGGCAGGCATGGGCCAGCGGCCGAGCCGCAGACGAGCCGGCAGTCGTCGCCGGTGCGCCGTCGAACATTCACGCCTTGCTTGAGTCGGCCGAGGCCGAGGGTTACGAGCTGGCGATCGTCGATTGCCCGCCTCACATCGTCGCCGGCGCGGCGCAGCTCGTGAGCGTCGCCGATCTCGTCGTCGTGCCCGTACAGCCGACTTTCCCTGATATGGCAGCGCTCAATAAGGCCTTGTCGGTCATCACGGCCGCCGGCAAGCCGTTCGTGTTCGTCCTGAATCGAGCGGACAAGCGATCGCCGGAAACGAGAGATGCGGTCGCGACGCTCTCAGAGGTCGCGCAGGTATGCCCGGAATACTTCGGCGATCGCGTTGCGTTCGGCCGGGCTCTTTCTTCCGGGCTTGCGGTCTGCGAATTTACGTCGAACGCCGACGACAAGGCCGCGAGTGAAGCGCGCGCCGTCTATCAATGGATCATGGAGAAAATGCAGTGAGCACGAAAAAATCCCCCGGTTTCGGTGCGCTGAAAATCAGCGCGAACAATCCCGCCTCGGCGATCGTGCCGCCGGCCGCGCCGGCCGCCGAGCCGGCCATCGAGCACGAGGTCGAGCACGAGGTCGAGCACGAGGCCGTCGAGCGCGCGCCGGCCGCGAAGAAAGCCGCCGGCAAGGTCAAGCCGCCGAAAACCATACCGGTGCGTATGACGCACGAACAATGGTACGAGGCGAAAGAGTTCGGCATGCGAGAGGATCAATCATTGCAAGAGCTGTTCATCGCGGGCTTGAACATGCTGCGCGCGTCGAAAGGCTTGCCGCCGCTCACGGGCACGCGGCTCAAGTGATGCCATGATGCCTTGATACCATGATGCCAAGGTATCAAGGCATCAAGATACCGAAAGGGGACCATGTTGGAACAAGGCTTAACTCGGGCCGTGTTAATGGCCCACGGCTACATGTGCCGGTACTGTGGCGGTGTTGCCGACTCGGCC